TTGGCTTATCACGCGATGAAGCGCGAAGCAGCCGGAAAGACTGTGAAGCCTTTTGAAGTGTGGTGCGAAACTGTGACTGACATCAGCATGGGAGAATCCGAAAACCCAAAAGCTACGAGCCGGGAAGCTTAAACCGGATCATTTGGGAATTGGCTATCCATACCGGATTGTCACGATCAGAGTTTCAAACACCAGAGGATGTCTTGACCGCTTTTGAGATTCTAAGGACAAAAAATGGCAACTGAACCAATCACTTACGACAAGAGTGATTTGCGCGGCATCATCAAGGCTTTCAAAGCCATGGATGAGCAAGCTGTTTCTGAGGCCAAAGGCGTTTCAAACGGATTGGCCACTTATTTGCAATCCAAAGTTACCGCCGCAGCTGGTGGCCGGCCAAATAAGGCGGCGATTCGCATTGCTCAAGGATCGCGCGTGAGTAAGTCATCAAAGATTGGTGAAATCAGCTACGGCTTTGTTTCTCAAAAATTCAGCGGCGGCGGCACGACACAACAGCTTTGGGGCGGTTACGAATTCGGCTCACAGAAATTCAGGCAATTTCCAATTTGGTCTGGCAAAGCTCCCGGCGGCATTGGATCATTTGGATATTTTATCTATCCAACATTGCGCGCCGAACAGCCTCACATCATCTCTCAATGGGAAAATGCATTTACTAAAATTTTGAAGGAGTGGTGATGGCCGGTCAATCAAGAACACTCAAGCTTTCGATTCTGGCTGATGTAGATAAACTCAAGCAAAGCCTCAATGTAGGATCAAAAGATGTCGATGGTTTTGCCGGCAAGATTGGTGACTTTAGCAAAAAAGCGGCATTGGCTTTTGCTGCCGTTGCTGCCGCAGCTGGTGCCATGGCAATTAAAATTGGCGTGGATGCTGTTAAGGCTGCCAGCGACTTGGGTGAAACAATCTCAAAAGTCAATGTTTTATTCGGTAAATCAGCCAAAGACATCGAGAAATTTGCAGATGGTGCCGCTGCATCGTTAGGCCAGACAAAGCAACAGGCATTGGATGCCGCAGCTACATTTGCCACATTCGGAAAGTCAGCCGGTTTAAGTGGTGAGAATCTAAGCAAATTCTCAATTGACTTTGTAAAATTGTCATCAGATTTGGCCTCTTTTAACAACACATCACCAGAGCAAGCGATCAATGCAATTGGATCAGCTTTACGAGGCGAAGCTGAACCTCTAAGAGCCTATGGCGTTTTGCTAGACGATGCCTCATTGCGCCAAGCCGCTTTGGAATTGGGAATCATCAGCACCACCAAAAATGCTTTAACACCACAGCAAAAGGTGTTGGCAGCTCAAGCTTTAATTTACAAGCAAACATCAGCTGCACAAGGCGATTTTGAGCGCACCAGCGATGGTCTAGCCAACAAAACACGCATCCTTACAGCTCAATTGGAAAATGCCAAAACCACAATTGGTCAAGCACTTTTGCCCATTGTTTTGGAATTGGCTAATTTCTTTTCAGAAAAAGTCATCCCAATTGTGCAAAAGGTTGCAGATGCTTTCGGTAAGAAATCCGATGGCATGGATGGCACATTGACCTCATTAGCTGATGGCATCAAAGGCTTTGTGCAACCTATTTTTGAAGGTTTCCGATCAGCTTTCGACAAAATCAAAAAAACTGTTATTGAAAACAAAGATGAATTTCAAGCCTTTTTTGATGTCATCAAAGCTGCCGCGCCAATCATTGGCACAGTAATTGGCAAGGCTTTTGATGTCGTTGGAAGTGTGGCAAGTGTTGTGCTTAACATCATGGCAAATGTTGTCGGAGCTTTGCGAGGTTTAATCAACACAGCAATCGATCTGATCAATGTTGCAATCCGTGGTTTTAACCTAATTAAGCCGGGCGCAGACATTTCACCAATTTCAAAGATTGGAACATCTAGTGGATCAAGCTCCACCGGCGGCATTTCGGTGCCAGCTGCATCATTGCCAACTGGATTTACATCCGGCGGAGGATCATCAACGGGTGGCGGCGCAACGGGAGGCGGATTGACCGGGGGAACTGGTGGCACGACTGGCGGCGGCTCAACGGGCGGATCAATAGGCGGCGCGGTAACAAAGATTGCAAAAGACACCAAAAAGGTTGTTGATGATGTTGCTGGAGCTTTTGATAATTTTACCAGCGGCACGACAACTTTGGCCGGAGTCATGGCAGCTTCCAATCAACCATTTGCTTTTGGCACATCTGGTGTCAATACGAACACGCTTGCCGGCATTTTGGCGGCATCAAGTAAACCAAGCGTGACTGTGAATTTTAACGGAGTGACGACTGATCCAGAAGGCACAGCACGCGTGCTAGTCGATACGCTCAACAACTCTTACTATCGCGGAACGAACGGCGCAACGAATTTTGTGACAGCATGAGTGTTTTCAATCCTGTTTGGCGTGTAATTATCGGTGGCACAACATTTACAAATTATGCTTTGGCGAACCTTACAATCACCACAGGCCGGACAAACATTTATGAGCAAGCCAATGCTGGCTATGTCAATTTAGAGTTAATCAACCTTGATCAATCAATCGTTGGTATTGAAATCAATGATGCGGTGACTATTGAATTGCAAGATTCCACAGCCACATTTGTGCCAATTTTTGGTGGCACAGTCGTGGAATTTGACATAGGAATTGCGGCATCGGGTGTCGTAGGCATCAATCAATCGGTCAAAATTATAGCTTTGGGAGCTTTGTCACGATTGCCAAAAGCTTTAACTCAAGGCGTTTTGAGTCATGATTTTGATGGCGATCAAATTCTCACCATTTTGACCGACTTGCTGATCAATTCATGGAATGAAGTGCCGGCTGCATTAACTTGGGCAACCTATGATCCAACCACTCAATGGCAAGATGCAGAAAACACCGGATTAGGTGAAATTGATACACCAGGAAGCTACGAACTTTCGCAGCGATCAGCCTCCACCATTGATGTTTATTCTTTGGTTTCAGCTTTAGCAACCTCCGGATTGGGTTACATTTACGAAAATCCACAAGGCCAAATCAGCTATGCCTCGGCCGATCATCGATCAATTTATTTGGCCACAAATGGTTATACGGATGTTTCAGCTGCACAAGCTTTGGCCGATTCTCTTTCGATTCAGACAAGAGCCGGTGATATTCGCAACGACATAAATTTGAAGTATGGCCAAAATTCTCAAAATCAGGTCAGCGATTCTGATGCAGCCTCCATTGGCCTCTATGGTCGATTGGCTCAAATCATCACAACAACTTTGAGACATCAAGCCGATGCCGAGGATCAAGCCGCCTTTTACTTAACTCTAAGAGCTTATCCTCAAGCCAATTTTAATCAGATCACTTTTGAACTGACGAATTCAGAGATTGATGATGCTGACCGGGATGCCTTAATAAACATTTTCATGGGCTTGCCGTTGCGTATCACAAATTTGCCGCTCAACATGGCAGCCGGAACTTATTTGGGATTTGTGGAAGGTTGGACATGGCGTGCCGCTTACAACAGCGTTTCGGTCACGGCTATTCTTTCTCCGTTGGCGTTCAGCTTGCAAGCAATGCAATGGCAAGATGTCTCAGCGGCAGAAACATGGAACACAATTTCGGTTAGCCTAAATTGGGCTGACGCGTTAGTCGTAGCATAAGGAGGAAAATAAATGTCAAATCCAACAACGCCATTTGGCTGGCAAATGCCACAACCGACAGATTTGGTCACGGATTTGCCGGCTGATTTTGAGGTCTTTGGTCAAGCTGTTGCAACATCGATGGCTGATCTTTTAGGTGGTACAACAGGTCAGATTCTCGCAAAAAACTCAAACACCGACATGGATTTTGTGTGGGTTGCAAATGATCAAGGTGACATTACAGCCGTTACAGCTGGCACCGGTATTTCAGGTGGTGGCACATCAGGTGCCGTGACAGTCACAAACAGCATGGCAACGGCTATTGATGCAAAAGGTGATCTTGTTGCTGGTACTGGTGCAGACGCTTTTGCTCGTCTTGCTGTTGGCGCAAACGATTTATTGCTGACGGCTGCCAGCGGTGAAACTACCGGATTGAAATACACAGGCGGTTGGACTACATACACGCCAACTTATACAAACATTACAGTTGGAAATGGAACAGTAACGGCAAGGTATTGCCAAATTGGAAAAACTGTCACAGTTTATTATCAATTAGTTTTTGGCAGCACAACATCTATTGGACAATACCCAATCATTTCCTTACCAATAACCGCCAATGTTGTTGCTTTTGCAACTGGCACCGGTACTTATCAGGATGCAGGTGTGCAAGATTATTTGGGGCGTGCGTGGATGAATACAGGAACATCAGCATATGGAATTGCCGATCGCACAGATGCTGGTTATTCTAAATTTGAACCAGTATCAGGTACTGTTCCTTTTACTTGGGGAACCGGTGACAAATATACTCTTTACTTTACTTATGAGGCGGTGTGATTATGACATTTATATATAACGAGCAATTTCCAAACGCAACTAATGAGCAAAAATGGGAGCAAATTAAGTTATGGCGAAATTCTGAATTGGCTCGCACGGATTGGATGATGCACACAGATGCGCCAACGGACAAAACAGCGTGGGCTGCTTATCGCCAAGCTCTAAGAGATTTGCCAGCACAAAACGGATTGGCTGATGATGCGGAATTTCCAACCGCGCCATGAGTAATTTTCCACAAGGCACATTGCCGCGTTTGATTCAAATTGCGCTCGCTGAGGTGGGCACAATTGAAACAGGCAACAATGAGACGAAGTACGGCAAATTTATGAAAGCCGACAAGCTCCCATGGTGTGGCTCGTTTCTCAATTGGTGTGCTCATCAAGCCGGTGTCAAGGTGCCAAATGTGGTCAGCACAAGAGCTGGTGCCGAGGCATTTAAGAAAAACAAGCAATGGCATACAACGCCAAAAATTGGTGACTTTGTTTTCTTTGATTTCATCATCGATGACAAAGAGACAATTAATCACATTGGATTGGTTATTCGGGCATCGGAAAAACAGATCGTGACCATCGAAGGCAACACATCAGGCGGCTCAGGAAGTCAGCGCAATGGTGGCGAAGTCATGGTCAAATCAAGAGCTTTGGGAGCACGCTCATTTGTTATCGGTTATGGCCGACCAGCTTATGAGCCGTTTGCCGGTGATTTACCGGATCGACCAAAAGGAGAAAAATAATGGAACAAGCAAAAGCAATTGCGGCATCATGGGCGCGCTCATACATAGCAGCAGCTTTGGCCGTGTACATGGCCGGTGGAGACATCAAGGCAATGGCAATGGGTGGCGTGGCAGCTGTTGTGCCGGTAATTTTGCGCTGGTTGAATCCAGCTGACA